GTCCTGGTATCTTAAAAATTTGGTTACCCAACTCTTCATAGTTAATTTCACCAGGTAATGGTTCAGAGTCTAAATATGGCTCAACAGTGATATTGTTTATTTGTAAGTTTGGTATGTATTTTTCAACCGCTTGTCTGATATCCGCTTTAATAGAATCAAATGTTGGACCATCTAATGGTTCAAAAATAAACTCATAAATTCGTGTGCCAAAATCAGGTAAATAATACCTACTACCTTTACGAGTTAATATTAAGTGTAACAAATCCGCCCTAATCTCATCCTCAGAAGTTTGAGTTAAGGTTACGTAGTCTCCACGTTCACTATCCCTAAATGGGAAAAATACACCATATGTTTTACCGTCTGCCATATTCCATAAATATAATCACAGGTTATTTTATCTAAACCCATAATAAAAAAGGTCAGACGTATCTGACCTTTTTTCCCTTCCTTAACCTCAGAAGATATTTTGAGTTTTCATTTCTTCTGATATTTTATCTATTATCCTTCACATGCCACACAGTGAAGGTCATTCAATCCCAACTTCTTTCTTGCGAAAGCTTGAGCTGAATTCATTGAGTGTTGGTAGTATAATGTCTTAACTCCCAACTGCCAAGCTTCAATAAGAAGTTTGTTAACATCCCTTGTCGGCATGTCAGGTGAAATCATTAAGTTTAATGACTGTGATTGGTCGATATAATCTTGACGAACCGCAGCTTGATTAATAATTGATGACTGATTAATTTCAGCAAAAGTTCTAAAGACTTCTTTCTGTTCATCACTCAAAAAATCTAAGTGTTGTACTGAACCATCGTTTTGTTTGATACTGTTCCAAACTGCCTTGGTATTTTGACCTAACTCATCTAATAACTCTTTAAGAACAGGGTTCTTAATGGTTACCTTCATCTTAGCGACATCCTTCACATAACAGTTGGACCAAATAGGTTCAATTGATTGTGATACCTGACCTAAGATAAATGCTGAAGATGTCGTTGGTGCAATTGCGTTCAACGTAACATTTCTTCTACCGTAACCTTTTAAATATTCAGGTTCACCAAACATTGTTGCCAATTCTTCAGATGCTTTATAAGACTTTTCTTTGATTAGTTTAAATACCTCAACATTCAACCTTGCAGTGTCTCTTGTGTCAAATGGTAGACCTCTCTTTTGCAGAAGTGAGTGCCAACCCAATACACCAAGACCCAACGCTCTTTGTCTCTTAGCGAAGTTGTAAGCTTTCTCCAAGTAGAAGAAACCTCTCTTACCTTCGATAGTTCCGTTGTCTCTAATATCCTCAATCTTAGTCAAGAATTCAGTAACAACAGCATCTAAGAACATGGTCATAGTCTCAACCGCGTCTGTGTCTTTCCACTCATCATAGTGAAGAACATTCATTGATGACAATACACAAACAAATGACTCTTCTTCAGAGTTATGAAGTGCAATTTCAGAACATAAGTTTGAATTGTAGATTGTAGCTCCTTTGTCTTTATAAACATCTACAGTCTTGTTGTTCATTGTGTCGTGGAACATAATATATGGGTAACCAATCTCCCCACGTCTTTGAATAACTTTAGCCCAAATTGCTCTCTTTTCATCATCACCTGCAATCATTTCTTCCATAAACTTGTCAGTCACAGTAACTGCGTGTGTCAAATCTTGAATAGGGAAACCCTCAGTACCAATCTCCAAGAACTCCATAATATCAGGATGTTCTACAGGAAGATAAGGTGAGAATCTACCTCTACGTGTTGAACCTTGTGAGATATTATCTACCACACTTTCGAATAAGTTCATAAAGTGTACTGAACCAGGTGCGTGACCATTGTCAGTAATTTCAGCACCTCTTTCTCTAATGTTACCAAAGTAACCTGAGGTACCTCCACCCATCTTACTCATTTCACCAACCTCAGCCTGTGTATATAAGATTGACTCGATGTTATCTCCGATGTTAGACCCGAAACAACTTACAGGTAAACCTCTTCTTTTTCCAAAGTTTGCCCACACTGGTGATGATAAAGAATACCATCCTCTACCCATGTAGTCGTAGAATTTATCTGCAAAACCCTCGATACCTAACAACTTTTCTGCATGTTCAGCAATTGTTCTAATTCTTTCTAAAGGTTCTTCACCTTCACTTAAATACCCTCTTTGTAGAAACGTTACCGATTCTTCATTAATCCAATCAAAAGGTTTTCTATCTTTCATATTAATTTTCTATTATTGTTTTTTTTAAAATAAGTCGTTTGACGTAATTGATTTTGATTTCTTACTATAGTTAATACTTCTTTTGTTGAAGAAATCTGTGTGTTTGGTAGTTAGAATTTCATCGTCAAACCATTCTGTTGTTTCTAACAAAGGTTCTCTGATTTCAAAAATACTGTCAATACCAATAGAGTTTAATGATATATTAAATCTATTTTTAATAAACTCCATTGTCTCAGCTTTTGTTAAGAAATCTAAATCTCCCTTTTCAAAAATCCAATCTACAATCTCACTTTCCGCTTCATACGCCTCCATTGTTGCGTTTACCAAATCATCTTTTAACTCTTCTGTCCACCATGATGGGTTTTCTTCTTTGATTAGATTTACCAAATCAAATCCAAACTCAGCATGGATATTTTCCTCTTTTGATGTTGCCTCAACCGCATTACTAATACCTTTTAACATATTTTTATGTTTGTTGAAAGACAACATAACTAAAAATTGTGAGAATAATGATACGTTTTCTACGAACATTGAGAATAATACAACAGATTCAAAGTATTCTTTGTTTTCAACTGACTTAGAATTTGATATAGATTTTTCTAAGTATTTAATTCTTCTACGAATTGCTGGTACTTGTAATAAGTTTTCAAACTCATTATTAAGACCTAACAATTGAATTAAATGTGAATACGCATCTGCGTGTCTAACTTCAGACTCTGCAAACGTAGCACCAACATTTCCGATTTCAGGTTTTGGCATTCTTTTGTAGATATCACCCCAAAATGTTTTAACCGCAACCTCAATCTGTGAAATTGCCAACATAGCTCTTTCAACTGCTGATTTTTCTTTTTCACTTAAGTGAACTTTATAGTCCTGAATATCTGAGGTAAAATTAAACTCAGTATGTACCCAATATGAATGACGAATAGCATCGACATACTCATTTAAACTTGGGTAGTCATAAGGTTTAAGGTTTACTCTCTTTGCAAAAATGTTTGGTCTATGTTTAGAACGATAAATGATGTATTCTTTAGCAACCTCATTTAAACCGTTGTCCATTAGTTTGTTCTCCACCATATCGTGAATTTCATCAACATGTGGAACATTATCTTTATTATTTCTGAATAGAGCTTTTGTAGATATTCTTGCGATTCTTTCCGCAGCTTCTTCATCTACTCTATCTATACTTTCCATCGCGCTTAGGATTGCCCTTTCAATTTTTTCTGTTTGGAATGGGACTTTATCTCCGCTTCTTTTAATGACATAACGAATGTCTTTACTTACCTGACTAATTAAACTTTCCATAATATTTTCTTTGTATTTTATTTAATGTTTGGAGTTTGATTGTTGTTGTTAGAATTTTCTCTATTCTTACGTTTCTCCAATAATTCTTTGATACGGTCTTTGTTTCTTTCTTCTTTTTGTTCTTCTAAACCTAAGAAAGTAACACTTGATTCTGTATCGATTTCCATCATCTCGTTGTCGAACTTACAATTTTCAAACACAATACCGTCTTTACCAATACGAGATTTGGTGATTGCGATTGTAGCCAAATTCATTTCTTTCTGTTGTAATGATTTTGCAACAGAAATAATTACGTGACCAACTTGTGCTTTTTTGATAGAACCACCCATTTGGTCAGTCGTAACCACCTCTGATGAAATAGAGGAACGGTTACCTTGTGTTGCAGTCCATCCAACAATGTCTAACTCATGACACATCGCCTCAAAACCTCTCATTACTGAACCTTCACTTTTCCATTCGTCCCCTAAATTTTTATCAGGAACGACACAATCAATATAATCCAAAACAACCATATCTATCTTATTACCTTCAGCAATCATTTTACGAATCTGATTTTTAATCTGATTCATGGTTAATGTGTCTGACGGTAATTTTTTTAAGACCAGTCTATTTGAAGCATTTTCCTTAATCTGTCTTACTTTATTTAAAACATCTTCTTTATGTAATGACAGATTGTCAGGAGCAATCTTTGTCCACATAGTGAAGTGTTTTCTTTGGATAATTTTAGGATTGTCCTCAAAGAATATCTGTAACACATTGTAACCCAAGTTAAATGCGTTGTTGGATATCTTACTTAAGACCGTTGTTTTACCAACACCAGTAGGTGCCAGTATTACTCCAATCTCACCTTTTGCCAACCCACCTTTTAGTAGGTTGTCAATACCGACAATACCCATCGGAATCGGGTGACGGAAATCGTCATCCAAAACCTCATCCAAATTAAAGAAAACATCTGCAGTTCCAGAATCAACTTCACCTACCTGTAATGCTTCACGAACCATCTCTTCTAAGTGGTCGTATGACTCAAAATCACCTTTGTCGATAATCTTTTGAGCTTTGGTCATTACCTTCTGAAGTTCTTGTTGTTTACAGAACTTTAAAGACTTCTCTTGAACGTATTGGTGACCCTCGTTTGAAGCCTCTTTTACTTGCCCAATCATATCCAGGACCATTTTTTGAGCCATTGGAGATGTTACTTCGGACTTTGTAATCTGTTCTAAAGTTGAAAATGAAGGAGTGTGTTCGTACTTCTGATAGTACTCCTTCGTCATCTGCATGATTAACTTAAAATATTGATTGTCAAAGTACTTTGGTTCGAGAACATCTACGATAGAATTCGCAAAATCCTTGTATAGGATAATGTTGTTAAGAAGTTGTAGTTGAAATGTGTTTCCGAGGTATCCAAAATTCTTTTCTTTTGACATAATTTATTAAGCTTTAATCTTTGTGTGTAGAATATAAATATGGTTAAACTAGTTGATAGTCCATGTAGGTGTAAGATAAATTTTCCGATGAAAAAATGTCAGTCAAGTCGCGAAGCAACTTTTTTAGGTGTGGGCGTACGTCTACGGTATATCTTGTCTTTGGAGGGTATACCTTCGCGTCCCATATTCTATGACAAATTGTCTCATCTCCTATCCTAATATAGACATTAAAATTCTCAGGACCGTCCGTGTTTGAGGTGTCCAAAATGTCAGGATTTGAAAAAATTTGTTCAGCGTTATCGTTAAGATAATTCAACGCTTTAGTCTTTAAATCTTTCTGAATGTTCTCAGAAAGAGACCTTACCAAATTGTACAAATCAACACTAGCTCTCGCCTTAGGATTGTACCCCCTAACATTGAAGTATCTCTGTACTACAATGTTGTCATTAAGTGTTAACAAAAACTCTAACTTTGTAACGTCACTTTTTTCTTTCATAATTTTCTTTTTTTGTTTTTAAATCTTCTTTTTTCTTTACGAGTAAGTTTCATAAAAGGTGTTAAAAATTCTACCCAAGCATTGTCATGTTTAGGTAGGTACTTAAAAATTCCATCACTCATCATCATCCTCATTAGGTTCTTATATCCTCTACCATCAGGGTCCAAATTTTCTCTATGGTAAAGTTCAATAGTCTCCTTTGACTCTTCAGTTAGCAATGGTTTGGACAAATCTACGAGTTTTTTGTTAATATCAAAAAATTCTTCACCAAAAACCCCTTTTCTTGTTTTACCCGATAAAAGGTTTTGTAATGCTCGATTGTCTTTGTCCGTTTTGTGTAATTCCTCAGCACGTTGTTTAATATCGTCAACAGATACCGTATTATCAACTATGTCAGGAAATAATTTAACAAATGTCTTTTCACCCATATATTGAATACCGTCAATATTATCTGATTTATCACCAGATATAATTTTAAATGTTGCAATATTACTATGGGGTATTGAGATGTCTTTTAGAGGTACCAAATCTCCGTTCTTAAGAGTTATCTTCTTCATGGGTTGGTACACCTCAACATTCTCTGAGATAAGTTGTGTAAGGTCTTTATCTGAAGAGAATATGGTTTTGTACTCGTCTTCAGATATTTGACAATAGTATGCAATTAAATCATCACTTTCAGTTTCTTCTATGGATACCTGACGTATAAACATCTCCTCAAGATATGCTTGAATGCGTTGCATCTGCCATTCAAACGATTCTCTCTTAGATTCGTTTAATGTTTGTTTTCTGTTTTGTTTATAATCAGGGGAAATAAGTCGTCTTTGGGCGGAGTTATTTTCTCCATCCCAAAAGACGATTACTTTGTCATAGTTGTGTTCAGTTAAGAACCTTCTGATAGTATTAACGAAATGATAAATTCCACCAATATGTTTTCCTTCGTGATAGAATTCTCTAACACCGTGAAAACCTATTTTGAATAAATTATTTCCGTCTACTAATAATGTTTTAACCACGTTTATTGTGTTAAATGGTTACACTTCTTTTTCTTCTTCCAATTTGAAGTCACCCTCTGTTCCGATGACCTCTTTCCAATAGTCCGCCTGTTCAGACTTATACGCCTCAATAGACTTCTTTTCTTCTGTTGAGTCTTTACCCGCCAAAAATCCATGTGGTGTTACTATAATTTTACCATCTTCGTAACCCAAACCATTAATATGGTTTTTCATCACAGATACTTTAGTTCTGGTAGCAAACTTAACTTTTCTCTTGTCTTTAACTGCCGTGATTTTGTTGGTACCCGCATTTTTTTGATTACCAAATAAAAATACCAAAGACGAGTTTAACCAAATAGACTCACCGCCCTTAGCTTTAATCTTTGGTTGTCCAAACGGATTGTCAGGTAGTTCAACCCACGGTTGATTAACAATAACCAATGTGTTTTCATATTTTGAATCCGCTCTACGAGAACCTGAAATACGTTGGTTGATACCCATACCAATCTTATCAGCTAAAGTGGCCGCGTTGTGTTGTTTACCACCTTTACCTTCATAAGTCATTTTACACGGTACTGAACCTACAGAATCCCATAAGAACAACAAATCATATTCTAACTCACCTTTTGCTTGTGCATCTAATAGTTCGTTGATATAATCTGTGATTTGTTCAATGTATTCAAAATTGTTGTTAAAGATAAAGAATCCGTCCCAATCCAATTCACCCGTTTCCTCATCAACCACTTCCTCACATTCAAAACCCATAAGTTTTGCATGTTCAAAAGACCATTTCTGTTCTGTGATGATAAACACAGGTAACATACCTCTTCGTTGAGCATCAACCGCAGTCTTTACCAACGCAGTAGTTTTACCTGTATCTGAATGACCTAAGAACATATTTAAATGTCCAATTGCAGGACCAGGAACACCAACAGCATCCAAGAACTGTTCACCCAAATCAAAGAATCTTTGGGGTTTGTATTTTGCAGAAGTTGAGAACTTCTTTTTAATACTACTAAAATCTTTTTTCTTAATTGCCATAATCTTTACATTATAAAGATGGTGCAGACATTGCCTGCACCATCATGTTAACTTTTTTTAGAATGGTAGGTCGTCATCTACCTCAGCAGTAGCTTGTGGGTCTACTGTATCTTCAGTTGTAGAAGATGAACCACCGATAGACATTTCTGATTCCTCACCATAAACATATTTTTTCAACTCTGAATCCCAAACAGGTGTCTCACCTCTTGCGATTGCTTCCAAATACTCAACAGGTTTTTGAGCGTATACGTCTTGCCAAGTAAGTTCGTCTTCAACCCATTCTTTCATTTGACCTGCGTCTTCATGAATTGCACATGGGTCGTCATACATAACTGTTTGAACTACAGTGTACTCAATACCTTTTGGAGTTTTTGCTTTAGCCAACTCGATAATCAAATCTCTACCTTCGTTAGCATCGGTTACGTCACCTTTAGCCTTCCAAATAGGGATAATTTTATCCAAGATACCTTCTTGCTTGTAGTTGTCTTTGAATCTCCAAAACTTAGGTCCGTGGTCTTCATTTTCACGGTCGATAAGTTTTACAATGTAGAATTTACGTGGACGGTATTGACGAGCCAAGTCCTTGTCTGACTCTTTACCTGTTGACATCAACTCTTCATATACCTCAGTAAGTGGAGAGCGTTCACCGTCATTTTTACCTGGGTCGTAGAGTTTAGTCCACTTACCATCAATTTGTACCTCGTGGTACCACACCTCTTTAAATGGAGATGAACCGTCTGATGTTGGTAGAATACGAACTCTTTTCTGACCTGATTTAGTACCTTTAGGTAGGTACGTTGTGAAATAACGTTTTAGTCGGTCTTCTTGAGACATCGACTGATTACCACCACTATTTTTAGAGGTGTTTTTTTCGTACTGTGCCAGTACAGCGTCTAATGCATTTGCCATAGTTTCTCTTTTTTACTCTTTTTAATTTATTTCTTATTTACTCTCTTTTAAATATAACACATAAGGTGATTTAGTCAAATGGTTATAAAATAAAAAAGACCACGAATTGTGGTCTTATTATAGTCTATATTTTTTGGTTTGTCAATTACATTCCTTCATCTTCAAATGGTGTATCGAAAGATTTTTTAATCTCACCATCACTATAGTTTTCAACTTCATCAGAAGTTAAAACATATTCATTTTTACCTGTTTTTTCCATTTCAACTTCTTTGTCTGAAAAGAAATCAGTTAATTTTTGATTGTATGGGTAACTGTCTAAACTTCTTAATTGTAATTTTTCTTCAGGAGATTTTTGACGGTATTTTTCAACCTTATGCTCCAAATCATTAATCTTTTGTAAAATTTGGTCCATATCTTCTAACTTACTTGTTAAGTCATTCAATCTATCCATCATTGTCTCCATATACTCTTCTTGCTTTGAAGACATGTCTTTTTGTGTGGTTACTAAATCAGTGATATCTAATTCTTCAGTTCCCTCATCAGATGAAACTTCATCAGACGATACTTCATCACCACCTTCCATACCTGGTTCATCAACAACCTCAACATCTGGGTCTGTATCAACATCTACAGGTTGTGGTTCGCCCATTTCATCACCAGCAGGTGCTTCAGCATCACCACCTAAATCTAATGCTGGGTCGGCCGCGGGGTCTACAGGTTCTTCTTGTTCAAGAATATACCTATTGATTCTTTTATAAGATTCAATTTCTTTTAATATTTTTTTATCTACTGACATAATAATTCTTTTTAACCGTTTAAAAGAGTTTTTACCCCTTGTGGTGTTTCAACCTTAAGAGTTCTGTTTAATTTCATTGTGTTATCTACTCTTTCAATAAGGCCGTCTTTCATTCTAACAGTGTAACAATCACCTGTGTCTAAGTCACAAACTTCTTTGTAACCATTACCCGAATCTCTTTCAGTAATTCTAGTGTCTTTTGACAAATACTGGTCTAATAATGATTTTGTATTCATAATCTTTTTATTAATAAATATACGTTAATTAGTGTTTTTCTAATTTTTAACTGTTATCCCACGCGTTTATCTTTCTACCAAACATATCATATCCCTTATCAAATGTTTTTTTGGATTCAGAATTTTTAGAAATTTCACCGTCAATAGTTGCAATTATGGAGTCATCAATATTTTGACTCGCGTTTAATTGTTTATCTAATTTTGTAAACCTAAGTGTATAATACCATATGTAAGTAAATGATTTTGCCAAGTCACCATTTATAGATGTGTTGGCTAAAAATGCCTGTATAATGTTTTCATACTGACTACATATATCATTCATAAATTTAACAGAATCTGACAAACTATCAAAAGCCAAATATGGGATGTCAAATCCATTATCCTTAACACACGTTTGTTTTTTAAAGTCTACTGTCCATCTATCGTTTTCTTTTATATTCTTAAGATTAAAGAAGTTATTGTTGAAAGCAGTTAAGTTTTGTCCCGCACCTGTTTCAACATAACCAACACCAAAAATATATTTCTTAACATTTTCAGACAATGAAATATTGTTAATCGCCGCTTTAAACGTTGAACTGTTAATTGTTGATTTCTTATTTTTCTCGTATGGTTTATCTAACTTTTGTTGGGCGATACACTTATTATCTTCACCTTGTTTTTTATTATTAGTTGAAGTTGTACTGTTTTTAATATTGTCACTTCTTTTTACCTCACTCTCAGTTAGTCTACTATTTGTTGATGCCAACCTTCTAACGTCTGAAAGATAGTTCTGTACTAAATCCACATTCACACTAGAAACCAAACTATCTGGTAACTGTAAAGAGTATTTTGTTGCTCTTACACCTTCAAATGTTGTACTAAAATCTCTAGTTGTAATATCGTGATTAACACTTGTAATCAAATATGGACCATAGAACATCGGTACATACCTAAGATTAAAGTACATTGTTGGTTGAATCATAGCATTACCCATAGAGCTTACCGTACAGTTGTAACTTGAATTTTTATAGAAGTTATATAAACTGGCTGTCTGCTGAGCAACTTTCATACCGTCACCCATAGCACCTAACCCAGCTAAAATTTCAAAGGTTGGTGCAATATTTTTTCTTTGTGACATATCAATAGAAATTGATTTAAACATGTTTTGGTTTCTAACACCAAAATCCACATTAAATGCCACAACTTTATTTCTATTTGAGAAGTTGTCCACTCCGTCAAGTGACGACCTTAAAGGGTTATTAGTTGATTTTGAAATATCAAACGCATCATCTTGATATAAGTAATTTTCATTTTCAGGTGATGTATTAATTTTCTCAGATACTTTACCAACATAAATTGCCAAGAACTTTGGTTCGGAACCGTGAGTGTCTACCTCTAAGAATGTACCAAACGCATTGTTCGCAATATCACTATATGATGGGTCAGGCATACCCTCTTTTACCCTTTCGTTTCTACCAAAGAAGTTTGCATATGTTGGTGTCGGCATAAAGACAAAGTTATTGTCTTCTAATATTGAACCCATCAGGTTTAATACGCTATCAGTTGCAGTATAACCTTTTAATGTTTCTCTTAATTTTTCAATATTAATAATTACCTTGTCACCTATCGGTCTGTTACCACTATCTAAGAATAAGAATTGTTCAAATAATGTTTTACCTTTAACGTCTTGACCTGATATCCATCTATCGTTCATGTTTTTGAACACCGTCCAAATTTCATTCTTATTAGTATTACCGTCAAGTTTTGATACTCTCACCTCTTTTTTACTTTCCTCAACCGATGGTAATCGTCTATTAAGGTTAGAGAATATTTGATTTAACATATTATACTGATTCAATTGATTTTGATTCATAAAAGATTCAAAATCTTGTAGGAACAGTCCTCTTGTTAAATTGTTATCATTATACTTTTTACTAGCATAAACTTTTATCAACCTACTTAAGTCAATAACATTTGATTCAGTAAACTCCACATTAAACTCAGGGAAGAAATCAGTAATATATGAACCACCGTCACTATACTTTAGACCGTCTTCCACATATTCACCAACATACAAATATAACGCTTCCCATGCTTCAGGGTGATTTGTTTGACTCGTTAATAATGTTACACCGTTCGCAGCTGTCGGTACCGTGTTTTCTACATACGGTCCGAATTCAATCTTATCAACAGGTATAAAATCTTCATTAGATGAAAAAGAATCAAATACCCTACGGTCAAACTGACCAGGATTACCAATCTTTAATATCACCTCCTTATTTAA